CTTCTTATATCTTGTTGATTAGAAGTGCCGATAACTTTTCTTTTATTACCTTGTTTCTTATCCATTTGTTTGCCAATATTATGTGATTTAGGAAAACCACTTCCATATATCCAATTTATCATATCTCTAATTTCAAACCCAGCATCCTCAATGGCAACTCCTAATCTATGATAATTTCTAGTAGCTGCAAAAGCAAGAAGATATGCTCCTGGTTTCATAACTCTATATACTTCATCCCAAAATCCTTTTTGGAATGCAATGTCTCCGCCATCCCAAGTCTGTCCCATAAATCCTTTAGCAGCTCTATGATAAGGACCATTGCGTCCTTCTTTTTCATCTTGGTTATTAATACCTTTTTGTCCTGGTCCAAATCGTTTAACAATAGACGCTAAATGATAAGGTGGGTCGGTTACACACGAATCAAATATATTCTCATCTAAAGTTTTTAGATGTTCCATACTATCTGCATTAACTATCATTGGCAATATCTGTATCTTGTGCTTCCACAAATGTTTCTTTAATCATATTCTTTAATTTGTCTTTATCTAAATCAACTGGTAATTGATCCACATAATTATTTACAAGTGTCATTGTATCTTCCGTACCTTCAACAACATCATCACTTACTAGATTAGCATTTAAATCGGAATAGTCTTCCAATATTTTTAATTCATGTACCGTTATTTTATTATATAATTTGTCAAGTAGTCTATCAAACATTTCATTATCTTTTTTTAATACTACAATAAGTTTTACAAATTTGTTATGATAAGGACTTATATCAAAATCATCATAGTTAACCTTATCATCATTATAAGTAAGTTTTTCAAATATAGTAAATGGATTAGGAATAGCTTCTATCTCTCTTGTTTCCGTATCAAATATATGAAAGTATTTTTGTTGTCCATAATCTGACCAAGTCATTTCATATTGAGAGCCTAAATAAAATATTTGACCATCATCATTTTTAGTATGAAAATGTCCACTAAATGTTTTTTCAAATCTCTTTACAATACTTTTATCATAACCATGTGTTTGTTTTATATTGTCGTTCATAAAAAAACCATTTAAATCTAAATGTGCCATACATATATCAGCCTTTGCTGTGTTTAATATGTTAAAAGATTGTGCTTGATTTTCTGGAGTTATCCAAGGGAACATTAATATATCTAAACCATCAAAGTTAACCACTTTAGGTTCTACATATATCCAAGGCTCGTTAATCCCATCAGGTGCTGTACACAACTGTTGCATAGAATTTATACTGTTGGTATTTTTAAAATAGATATCGTGATTGCCTATAAGAATATGGGTATCTATTTTCATGTCCCATAATTTTTGCAGAAATTTCTTTCGGAAGTTGTCCGCTATCCTAAAGTTAATATATTTTCTTCTATCAACTACATCACCTAAATGAATAAGTGTTTTGATATTATGTTTTTCTATATAAGGAAAAAATATATCATTGTAAAATTTATGAAAATAATCATCAAAAATAGGACTATCATTACGAGCACCAAAGTGGGTGTCCGATAAAATCGCTATTTTCATATGTTCAATACCTACCTAATTGTATAATTACTTTTTTTTCTTCAATGCTTGTCTTGGTTCTGCTGGAATACTTTCTTTTACATTCTTTTGTAAGAAATCTAACATCTGATTTTTATATTGAGCGTCATCTCCCACTAATGAATCCATCATTAATTCAACACCTGTATTTGAAATTAGTTTTGCTTTTATATCTTGTTGTTTTTTCTCTTTTTGTATTCTTCTAATAAATGCATAATATATAATTTGTGTAAAATATGCAAATGGATTACTACTTTTTTCTGAATTAAAATTGTTCATATATTGTAAGCAGTTTTCTATACCATCTGATATCATATCATCACGATAGGTATAGTTTATAAAATTTGGTCTATAAGATAAGTGATTAGCAATTTTTAAAAAACACTCACCAATATAGTTAGTTACTACTGGTTTTTTTCTTTTTTTATCTTCCGCTTTTTGAACTTTTAAACGCCAATCAACCATAGCTTGAAGAAACTTTTTATTATCTACATAATGTAGTTTATCTTTTGCTTTTATTTTTTCACTCATAATTTTCTTTCTTGATTAATATATTCATTATAACATTTTTGGAACATAATGTAAAGCATTCGTATTATTTTTTTGAAAACGCTTGACCTCTTGAGGATCATATGATATACTGACTATGTAGTCGCTTGAGAGACCACCTAGCTAGCACTAATGGAGAGTTCTCTTTCCAAATAAATCATGTAAATCTGGTTCATACCAAGGATCTCCATCATCTAAATCTTCCTTTATATGTCTATCCATTTGGTCTGCCAATCTATATATTTTTTCCATTTCTTGAGCCGATAGAGGAGGCTTCTTATTTGTAGCTGCTTTTTGTAATTTACTTAAAATAACTTCATAATAATGCGATATATGTTTGTCCGCTTGGGTTATAACTAATATTTTATCTCTAGGCACAACAAATGTCTTATCATTTGTAAAAGGTATCCAAGGTGCTAAAGAAGTGTCATCTTTACTACCGAAAGGGGTATGTCTTTTAACCGTTTGTAATTCTAATGCGTTTGTGATTCGTAAGAAATCTTTATCAACTGTTATACTGCCCATAATAGTAGTACCATCAGTTAATTTAACCATCCGATAATCTGTTTTATCAGTCATATAACTATTTAGTCCTTTAGATTAATATTATGTATTTCGTAATCAAATTCTTCTTCTGTGTATATATTTATTCTTTCCTGAAAGTGCTTTAAGGTAAAATTTTCTTTTGACCTATATTGTAAATCATCTGCTATATCATATAAAGTAGCATTAACTTTATTATCTCCTAATCTTAATCCTCTACCTATTGATTGTAAATTTCTTATTCTACTTTTAGATGGACTTGCAAAGATTATATTATGTAGATTCTTGATGTTGATACCCGTTGAGAAAGTTCCATAGGATGCTACAATAATAGCATTGCTCTCCTTTTCAACTATTGCCCGAGCTTTCTCTCTTTCTTCAGCTTCCACACCTCCATATATATAAAAAACCTTTCGGTCTTTTTCCGCTTTATCTTCAATGTTTTTATATAAATCTCTACCATGTTTCTCTACCAATTGGTACAGTACCAAAGTATTACCTTTTATTTTAAGTGCCAAATTACGAATGAAATTATTTCTTGACTTACTGGTTACTAGATAGTCTATTTCATCTTGATATTTCCCACTTGCCACCATTTTACAATTAGCTTCACTATGTTTGAGGATCAAGCATCTCACGACCAAATTACTTAACTGTTTCTTATCAATGAGCTTTTTAGTAGTTGTAATCTTATTTACGGCACCGAATAATCCTTCTAATACTAACTTATGTGTATGAGCACCGTCTAAAGTTCCTGTAAGACCAATACGATATTTACAATCGGTAAGTTTGGTCATAATTTCTGTTAATGATCTTGACTTAAATAGATGTGCCTCATCACCAAACACAACACCAAATTGTTCAAAATATGATTTAGGTAATCTATATAAACTTTGCCAAGTAGATATTAATACTTTCTTATCTGTTTGATTCGAATACCCACTATATAATCTATGACAATTTCTTTTTACATTCCAACCATATGATTCAAAATCGGTATACATCTGCTCAACTAAAGAGGTTGTAGGTACAATTAATAAAATCCTATTGTTAGACTCATCCTTGATTAGATGTGAATAATAACGAATCAATGCATATATGATATATGATTTACCTGACGCCGTAGGACTTAATAACAACATCCTATTGCGTTTTAAACTATGATATATTGCGTCTATTTGATAATCTCTTACCTCAAATTTTTGACCTAAACTATTACAATATTTAACTACTGTTTCTCTATTTACTTTGTGGTTTATATCTACATTTTTACCACAGACAATAGTATATTTTCTTTCTTCAGCAAATGCTTTTATATAAGGATATAATCCAAAATAGATTTCTTTTGTTTTTTGAGAGAATAATCGTATCTTGCCATCCCAAATTCGGTTCCGAAATTGAGGAAAAAACTTGTATCCAGGAACATAGAACGAAAAGAATGCCGATAGTTCTCGTTGAATACCTGGATCACAATCTACCGTAAGGTAAACATCATCTTTCTTTTCTATAATTAGAGTTTCAGAATTATTTTGATTCATAATGGAGTCTTAATGCTGTAATTTTTTCATCATTCTGCCTATTTCCTTATCT